ATTGATGACATAAGAACCCTATATCTTCCCAACTTGCGCAGACTCAAGGGTGGATAATCCATAAATATTAGTATGACCACATTTATCGGCTTTAACACCATTGATCAATACAAAAAATTTACGTTAACTGATTACAATTTAATTCAGCGTGACTTGTTGAATGCTTTCAACATTCGTCAAGGCGAGTTGCCAGGCCGTCCTGGGTATGGCACAGTGATCTGGGACTTTTTGTTTGAAAATCAAGTGGAACAACTACAACAAGATCTTCGTGCAGAAATACAGCGTGTGTGTGGCGGAGATCCCAGAATAGTGTTGAACGACGTCCAAGCGTATCCACAGGCAAATGGCATTCTTTTACAAATAGAAATCACAGTTGTTCAAACAACCAATGCTGAAATACTCAGCCTTTTCTTCGACCAACAAACTCGTCAAGCCAGCTACGTATAACTGCGCCGTTTTTATTATCAATAAATAAAGCACAGACGAGAGAACCATGGCAAAAACCACAAGACAAACAGCGATATTTGGAGTAGAAGATTGGAAACAGATCTACCAAACCTACCGCGAAGCCGACTTCCAAAGCTACGACTTTGAAACTCTTCGTAAAAGTTTCATTGACTACTTGCGTTTGTATTACCCCGAAACATTCAATGACTACATTGAATCATCAGAATTTATTGCCTTGCTGGACGTCATGGCGTTTATGGGTCAGGCTCTGGCATTCCGCACAGACTTAAACACACGTGAAAACTACATAGACACAGCTGAACGACGAGACTCAGTGGTGCGCCTGGCAAATCTTGTGAGTTACACAGCCAAACGCAACACAGCAGCAGAAGGCTTTCTCAAAGTATTCAACGTCACAACAACTGAAAATGTTGTGGACTACAACGGTGTGAATTTGGCCAATGTCACTGTAAATTGGGCAGACCCCACCAACAATGACTGGCAAGAACAATTCACTGCCATTATCAATGCCAGCTTGGTTGACAGCCAAAAAGTGGGTCGTCCAGGCAATCGTCAAACCATATTGGGTGTGCGCACCGATGAATACGCCATCAACTTGGTTCCAGGCTTTTTGCCAGTGATTCCATACTCAGCCACAGTGGACGGAGTCAACATGCCCTTTGAAGCCATGACATCTACCTCAGTGGGCCGAGACTATGTGTATGAACCCAGCCCTCAACCCAACACAAGTTTCAATGTGCTGTTTAGAAATGATCAACTGGGCTTCCAAAGCGCCAACACAGGATATTTCTTTTTCTTCAAGCAAGGTGTGTTACAGAATCAAGATTTTAACTTGACCGAGCGTATTTCTAATCGCACAGTGGACATCAACATTGAAGGGGTCAACAACACAGACCGTTGGTTGTTTCAACTGGATAATCTTGGCAACATTGCACAAGAGTGGGCATTTGTTGAAAACATCTATCAAGCCGCAGCTGAACGCAGCACCACATTGTTGCCAGTGTATTCAGTAACATCCAGAGCCAACGATCAAATCACCATGGTGTTTGGCGATGGTATATTTTCACAAATCCCTGTGGGCATATTCCGTGCTTATGTTCGTGCATCAAACGGATTGCAATACATTATCAATCCTGAAGAAATGCAAAATGTTGTGTTGCCCATCAGCTACATTGACCGCAACGGCAACTTGCAAACCATCACATTTACCTGTGGTATCACACGTCCTGTAAGCAACAGCCAGGCACGTGAGCCCATTGCTGAAATCAAACAACGTGCTCCTGCTCGCTACTACACACAAAACCGCATGGTCAATGGCGAAGACTACAACTTGTTTCCATACACTGCTTACAATAGCATTATCAAATCAAAAGCATTGAATCGTGCATCCATTGGCACCAGTCGTTATCTTGACCTAATAGACAACACTGGCAAATACAGCTCGACCAACACTTTCTCCAGTGACGGCGGCTTGTGGAAAAACAATGTATACCCTACCATACTGTTTTCTTGGACCAATCGCAATGACATTGCTGATGTAATAACCAATCAAGTGCAACCATCCTTAATCGGCCCAACTGTAAAACAGTTCTATTATGCAAACTTTCCTAGAGAAACTGTAAACACAGGTGCCACCGCAGGATACACATGGAATCAAAGCACCACGCTGGCCAATGAAACCACAGGCTATTTTAGAAATACCACTACCAGTGCAACATGGCCTGATGGCACCCCTATCGCAGTCGGCGACAGCACATCTGATGTGTTCAAATACATTGTGCCAGGTGCATTGATAAAATTTGTTGCACCTACCGGCTACTATTTTGATCGCAATAACCGACTGGTTCAGGGCACACCCATGCGAGCAGATGAACGCACAGAAATTTGGGCCAGCGCACAGGCCATTGTAGGCGACGGATACAACGGTGGGCTAGGCAACTTGACTTCAGGCGCTGGGCCTATCACGATCAACAACTTTGTGCCCACAGGTGCTATTATTGATTCAATTGTGCCTTTGTTTGTGACCGATTTGCCTAATTCAATTCAACAACAAATGACTCAACAAATACTGTTGAATCGTCAATTTGGTCTGGGCTATGACAACGATGGATCCGTGACCGGATCGCCATACACTTGGTATTTGATCACCAGCAATAACTTGAATGTTGGAACACAAGAAAACATCACACCTTGGAGCCAACAGTATGCTGGCAACACATCTGGCGCAAATCTTGATGCGTCATGGTTGGTGGCATTTACTGTGGAAAATCAAAACTACACAATCACATTCCGTGGATTGAGCTACTACTTTGGTAGTGTGCTACAAACACGTTTCTTCTTCTATGAAGATCAACTGGTATACGACAGCCGCACAGGCACAATCATCAAGGACTTTGTGAATGTGCTGGCTGTGAACACTAAGCCAGACTCAACAGAGCCCTTGCCCGGCGACATCTATACCACAATCATTGGACAACCAGTAGAAAGCGACGGCTATGTAGATGACTTTCAAGTGTTGGTAAGCTATAGAGATTCAGACAATGATGGCGTGCCAGACAATCCAGACTTTTTTAATGAAATTGTAGGGACCGCAACCAATCCTGGTTCGCTGGTGTTCTTGCAACAAACTGTGGACTTTGATAATTTACAACGATACTTGCTGGTAGAAGAAGGTGTTGTGGTCTACGACTACGCTACCTATGATGAAATTGAATTAAACAAAACTGCCTGGACACCAGGACAGGTGTTTTATGCCTACAGTGAAGATGCATTTTATCAACTTAGTATCAACGTAGATAATGTTAGAACTATTGTGAGCGTGACAGGCTGGATTGCTAGAACAGGTCGTCAGGCATTGTATTTCCAATACCGTCACAACAGCCCACTGACCAACAGAATTGACCCAGGATCAACCAACATTATTGATTTGTATGTGGTTACATTGAGTTACTATACTGCTTATCAAAATTGGTTGCGTGATACCACTGGCACAGTGATTGAGCCCGCAGTGCCCACAATTGATGAGCTATCGACTGAATACCAAGGCCTACAAGACTACAAAATGTTGAGTGACAACGTGATTGTGAACAGTGTGGCATTCAAACCATTGTTTGGTGCCAAGGCAGCACAAGAACTACGTGCCACGATCAAAGTTATTCGTGCGCAAAATTCAACGGCCAGCACCAGCGAAATCAAAAGCAGTGTGTTGGCAGAAATGAACAACTATTTCAGCATAGACAAATGGAATTTTGGAGACACATTCTATTTTTCAGAGTTGGCAGCATACCTCCACAGACAACTTGGAACAATCATCAGCTCAGTGGTATTAGTGCCACTGGACCAACAAAAAAGTTTTGGCGATTTGTATGAAATTCGCAGTGCGCCCAATGAAATTTTTGCAAACGGCGCAACAATTAACAACATTGATGTAATTGAAGCATTGACCAGTACCAACCTACGCACTGCACCAGGCAGCGGAGTAATTTAATGGCTCGCACACGATCAGTAGATTTTTTACCACAAATATTTCAGACTCCGGTCAACAAACAGTTCTTGTCTGCCACACTAGACACGCTGGTTCAAGAACCCAAGTTCAAACAAACTCAAGGATTCATTGGCCGGACAGTGGGACCAGGTGTCAACCCCAATGACAAGTATGTGTCAGAACTAGATAAAACTCGCCGTGACTATCAGCTTGAGCCAGGCGTTGTTAGTTTGATCCCTGACACAGACAAAATTAAAAATGTTATAACATACCCAGGCATCAACGATGCCATTGGATTTCAAGGCGGTGATTCAACTCGTCCTGACCAACTGTATAACAGCGATTACTATGCCTGGGATCCGTTTGTAAATTACGATGCATTCATCAACTTCAGTCAATACTACTGGTTGCCCAGTGGTCCAGATCGTGTGGATGTATACTCAACTGGAATACCAGTCAGCGAAAACTTTGTAGTCACTCGTGCCAATGGTGCATACACATTCTCTGGCCAAAATGGAACCAACCCCACCCTTGAGTTGGTTCGAGGCGGCAGTTATACATTCCAGGTAGCACAGAATACCAAAGAAACTGTTAACTATCGTGTGTCAAATCAAAGCATCAGTGGCTATGTAATTGATCAACAGCTCAATCCCACTCTCACACTTGTGCGTGGCAACACTTATGTTTTTAACTTGAACCTCAGAGGTGACTATCCTTTTTGGATCAAAACTCAACAGGTATTGGGCACAGGAAACGCATATGATTCAGGTGTGAGTCGCAACGGCAGTATCATTGGTCTTGTCACATTTGTTGTGCCGCAAGATGCGCCTGACACACTGTATTATGTGAGCGAAAATCAGCCCAATCTCACAGGCACATTCAATATCATCGATGCTACCCCGGGCACTGGCGATGATTTTTGGATTCAATCTTTCCCGGGCGTAGATGGAGTAAACCCGACCACACCCAATCAAGGAACCAGAAACGTATTTGGCGTAGTCAACAACGGCACTGATCTTGGCACAATCACATTTGAAGTGCCACAAAAGACTGCACAGCAATTTTACTTTAATCTAACAGATGTTGGTCCGGTTGATTTGTTGACCACTTTGGACTACAATCAAATCAACAACCAACCTTATCTTGAGTTCATTGTTGCCACTGGTGGTATTGATGGTATAACTTATCTAAACACACGCACACTGGTATTTGTCAACAGTTCAAATGATACCAACGTATATCAAATACAACTGGTCACTGTGGACGGTATTGAATACATCAATTTGGCTCCAATTTTTACCATTGGAGTCAATGAAAAATTCAGCATACTGTACGGAATCACTTGGTCAAACTACAGCTGGTATAAAAATGCCGCAGGAATATTTGAACAAATTCCTCAACTGACAGCCAATCTTGACAGACTGTATTATCAAGATGGTTCTGATGCCAATATTTTTGGTCAGATTCGTTTGATCGAACCAGCTGACAGCACCACTCTGGATATTGCAAATGTGTTGGGCAAGAAAAGCTACACATCTCCCAATGGTGTGGCATTTTCAAATGGATTGAAAGTTCGATTCACTGGCGATGTAATACCTGCCAGCTACGGGTCAGGAACTACAGAATTCACATGCACTGCAACCATAAACGGCAGTAATTATATTACCACTGCATCTACTGATGGTTTGTATGAAGGCGAGCAAATTGTATTTCCCAACGGCACATTGGGCGGAATTGTGTCTGGTCAAATCTACTACATAAAATCCATATCAGCCAATCGCATACAATTTTCAATCTCAACAGTGGTTGATGGTCCTTCGGTGCTGCTGACTGCTGCGACCGGAACCATGAATGCTGTGGCCACCAGCAATCGAGAATATTATGTGGCAGGAGTTGGCACAGCAATAGAGCTGTTGCCAGTGACTGATTTTATCACACCTGAAACTTATGTGGTTGATGCCAATGACAGCACCATTGCTTCAGAACCTGACCAGCTGGATTATCTCACAATCAGCAGAGCCAGCAAAGATCTAAATGCATGGACTCGTAGCAATCGTTGGTTTCATTTAAGTGTGATTCAAGCCTCTGCCACCTACAACAATGTTGTGGCAAGTTTTGACAACAACTATCGTGCCAAACGCCCAATCATTGAGTTCCGCTCTGATATTCGACTATACAACATGGGAACACAGGGCAAACAGCCAGTGGATGTGATTGATTTTGAACAAACCGATGCACTCAGCAATGTTCAAGGAACAACCAGTTACAGTGTTGATGGTTATGCATTTGTTGACGGATCACGAGTGATATTTGCAGCAGACGAAGATGCCAATGTCCGCAATAAAATTTACACAGTTCAGTTCATTGATCCAGATTCATTGCCACTTACCACGGCTGGAAATTTTGCAATCAAAGCAACATACCGCATCAACACACTGGGCACAACTGATTGGAATGCAGCAGCAGGCACCACTGGCGTTACCTATGCGGTAGGCAGCACATTTGTTGCTGCCACAGCAGGATCGGGCACAGGCACCGCATACTTTGATCAACCCATTATCAATTTGGTATTAACTGCAGACGGCAACGTGTTGTATGACGACTCAGTTGTGTGCCTTGATGGCACCAGCTTGAAAGGACTGACTTTCTGGTATGATGGAGTTTCGTGGACTGAAGCACAACAAAAAACCAAAGTGCAACAAGCACCATTGTTTGATGTGTATGACTTACAGGGTATTAGTTTCAGCAACAAAGTCAAATATCCCAGTAGCACTTTTATTGGCAGCAAATTGTTCAGTTATGCAGTGGGAGATACTGGCATACTTGATCCTGTGTTGCAATTTCCTTTGCAATATCTCAACATCAACAACGTTGGTGACATTGTGTTTGAAAACAATTTATACAAAGACACATTTTTATACGTGCTTGACAATGTGAGTATTACATCTGACATCAGCTCAGGCGCGGCAAGAGAATACGCAAGCCGAACTGTGTATGAAAAACTAATTGGCTGGCAAAATGCTGTTACTACCAGCCAAGTTTATCAACAATTTAAGTTTACTTACACTGGGCAAACTCTCAAACTTGATGTGGCTGCCAACGCTGACACTGTGATACCTTCAATTAAAATTTATGTAGGATCAGCATTTCAACCACCAGAAACCTACAGTTATACCACCACAGTGGACAGCACCACAATAACTTTAAACAAAGTATATCTACCAACAGACATCATTGAAGTGCTGGTATTGAGCGATCAAGTTAGTGAAATTGGATTTTATCAAGTGCCAATCAACTTGGAGTCCAATCCGCTCAACGGTAATAGTCCAAGTTTTACTCTGGGCACAATACGCACACACTATGAAAGTATTTGTGAAAACTTAACTGATTTATCTGGACCAGTCAACGGCGCAAACAACAGCAGAGACCTGGGCAATCTTGTGCCTTACGGTTTGGTTATTCTGCAACAAAGCTCGCCATTGACCATGGCTGGTTATTTTTTACGCAGTGAACAATTTAATATTTTTTCTAGCTTGCAATACAACAGCCAAGAGTATTTGAAATTCAAAGGTCAAATGCTCAATGCAGTTACTCAGCAAAATTTACAATATCAAACAGCTGGACAAATACTTGACACAGCCATTGACAGTGTGATACAAGGTCGAGTTGAAACACAACCGTTCTATTGGAGTGATATGTTGCCATCTGGTGGCTCATATGTGTCTAATTCATACACTGTTTCGTATACTACCACAGCATCTTTCCCTACACAACAGGTATACAGTTATACTTCAGCCAATTATCTTGGCATGGATGTGTATCTCAATGACACTATTTTGATTCGTGATTATGAATATGTGGTGGCTACTGATGGTCCAAGAATTACAATTACCACAACATTGAACATTGGTGATGTGGTTCGCATTCAAGAATACAGTGCAACCTATGGCAGCTTTGTGCCCAACACTCCAACCAAACTGGGACTGTATCCTGCATACCGTCCACAGTATATAGAACAAAAAACCAGCACTGGCACTGCATTGTGTATCTTAGGACATGATGGCAGTGTCACTCGTGTGTTCAATGATGTGCGCGATGAAGTGCTATTGGAATTTGAAAAGCGTATCTACAACAATCTGAAGTTGGATGGCAACCCTGTGCCACTCACAATCTATGATGTGTTGCCTGGACAGTTTAGAACCACTGGCTACAGTATCAATGAAATCAATAGTATTTTGAGTCAAGATTTCTTGAGCTATGTGGCATGGAACAAGTTGGATTACCGCACACAAGACTATCAAGCCAACAATGAGTTCACCTGGAACTACAGTGGCAGCGAAGGCAAATTAGATAATTCTGCATTGCCTGGCGCCTGGCGCGGCATCTATCGCTACTACTATGACACACAACAGCCTGAACTCACACCTTGGGAAATGCTAGGACTCAGCATCAAACCAGACTGGTGGGAGACATTGTATGGCCCTGCACCATACACACAAGATAACTTGGTGTTATGGGACGATTTAGAAAATGGCCGAGTTGCTGATCCTGCTGGCGCATATTACTTGTCTAAATTTGCAAGACCTGGACTGACATCAGTTATTCCCACTGGCACACAAGGCGAATTGTTGAGCCCGTTTGATTCAGTAGTAGGCACATACAACGCACAAACTTTCCGCAAGAGTTGGGCGCTGGGTGATGGCAGTCCCACTGAAGCATCGTGGTGGAATTCAAGCGCATATCCATTTGCTGTGATGCGCCTGTTGGCACTAACCCGTCCAGCCAAATTCTTTGCGCTGTTTGCCGACAGAGATTTGTATAAATTTAACACAGAGTTAAATCAATATCTTTATAATGACCGTTATAGAATCAATGCCAAAGACATTGAAGTCTACGGCAATGGTGTCAGCAAAGCCAGTTATATTGATTGGATAGTAGATTACAATCGTCAAAGTGGCCTCAACAGCACCTCTGAACTCACTGCTGACCTTGACGCACTTGATGTTCGTTTGTGTTATCGGATGGCCAGTTTTAGTGACAAACAATACATCAAAATTTACACTGAAAAATCCAGCCCCAATTCTGTCAACACAACACTGTTGATACCTGACGAAAGTTACAATCTAGTGTTGTATAAAAATCAACCGTTTGACCGTGTTGGTTATTCATCAGTTGTGGTGCAAAAAACAGCTGGCGGTTATGCTGTGTTTGGTTACAGCAAAACACAACCATTTTTCAACACAATTGGCAGCCAATACACCGGACAATTACAAACATTCACATCAGGCGGTATCACCGTACAGGTGCCCACGTTCTATACCAATCAGGTTGTGCAAGTTCCTTACGGCAATGTGTTTGCCAACGAAACCGCAGTGAGTGCATTTTTGTTAAGCTATGGCGAATACCTAGAACGCCAAGGATTGGCGTTTGATGATGCCACCAATGGATATATTCTGACCTGGGGGCAAATGGTCAATGAATTCCTATACTGGAGTCAGCAAGGCTGGGACGAAAACTCTTTGATCAATTTGAATCCATTGGCATTCAAACTCAGTGTGACAAAACCACAAGCAGTGATCGATAGTATTGTTGCTCAAACAAGTGAAAACATTTTGTTGGATCAGAACAATCGTGAATTGCCTACACGTAATCTAATTATTACTCGACTAGACAACACATTCACTGTTGAACCTGCCACAGATCAAACATTGAGCAATATAGATCTCAAATACACCAGCTACGAGCACATGATTGTGTTGAACAACACCAGTGCGTTTGGTGATTTGATTTATCAACCCATAACTGGCGCACGTCAAAGTAGACTGAATTTGATTGCATACACCAGCACTGAGTGGAACGGCAGTGTGGATGCGCAAGGATTTATTTTAAATCAAAACAACATCAAAGAATGGGATCCGTATACCACATACGCCAAAGGCGAAATTGTTTTGTATAAGGGTGCATATTGGAGTGCTGCCGAAATAGTTCAGCCTAGTGAATTGTTCAATGCCAACAACTGGTATCAAAGTGACTACACTAGAATTGAGCTTGGACTGTTGCCCAACTTGGCCAACAAGGCGGACCAGTTGATAAACAGTTACAATATCAACACAGCCAATCTTGAAACTGACAACGACTTGTTGAGTTTTGGCTTGATTGGATTTACTCCTCGCCAATACATGACAGCATTGAATCTTGATGATGTCAGCCAGCTCAATGTATACCGCCAATTCCTGGGCAGCAAAGGCACAATTCTCAGTGCTGAGTTATTCTCAAAAGTAAACCTTGGAAAAGAAACTGGCGACTATACCATTTACGAAAACTGGGCAGTACAACGTGCAGTGTATGGTGCCAATGCCAATCGCAGCTTGGTGCAGTTTAGGTTGAATCGTGCATTGTTGAGCAGTAATCCTAGCCTGGTGCAAGTGATTGACCCTGGGCAAGTCAGCCAAGCAGATCAAACCATATTTTTAAATGAAATCTGGCGCCAAAGTTATCGCTTGACCAGTCCCAACATATTGCCTACTACTACCACTGTGCCCACGGATACTGCTTTGCCTTCGGCAGGATATGTTAATGTCAACGATGCCGACATCACAGTATTTGATATCAACAATACCGACAGCTTGGCTGCAAACATTGATGCAATTGAAGTTGGCACAACCATCTGGGTGGCAAAAACCAATGTCTATGACTGGGACATTTATCGAGCCGCAGCAGTGCCCGGAATCATTGCACACGTTTGTGACAATTTAGACGGCACCAGTTTGGTAATTTTCTCCCAACAACATGGACTCAGTGTTGGTGAAAAATTAATTATCAAGTTCTTTGACGCTGAAGTCAATGGGGTATACGATGTAATCAGTGTTGTGAGTTTGGAAAAAATTACCATCGCATTTAGTTTTGTGGGCAATAGAACTGTGGTGGACGGAACTGGCATTGGCTTTACACTGGCCACACAGCGTGTGGCTCAAGCCAGTGACATCATCAACTTGCCATATGCCAATACCTTGCAACCTGGTGCCAAAGTCTGGGTTGACAACAACGGTGCTGGCCTGTGGGAAACTTTACAAAAAGAAGAAGTATTCACGCAGTTGACTGAACTAGCACCAGTGTTGAACGATGTGAATCAGCAATACGGATCTAGTGTTGCACAGTCAAGAGATAAATTCTCTGCACTGGCAGGAAGTCCAAGATATCGATTCCCTGCAGGTGCTACACTGTGGAACGTTGCCAACAGTTATGCTGAAGATTCTATTGTGTATATTGTAGATCCTTATCAAACTGAGTTTTTCCAAGCATCACAACCAGTGCCACAAGGCATAGATATTTTCAACGTCACATACTGGACTCCGTATTCATTGACTTCGCTGCCAACAAAAGGTGGCGTGTATGTGTATGTCAAGAGCACCAATAGCAATCAATATGTCCCTGTTAGTCCATTGGTTGCAGGTGATGCTGTGCTTACACTAGATGTGACCGGAGTGCGAAGTTACGGCACCGCGGTTGACTTTGGCAACAAAGCCTGGGCAGTTGCTGGGGCTCCGGGTAGTTTGGGATCACTGGGACAAGCCGACAACGGATATGCTTGTGTGATTTATCTAGCACCTGATCTTGGAACACCTGACACCATTCCTTACGGACAATGGCAGTTGCTGACCACACCAGACAGTGTGTCAGTTGACCAGGGAGAATTTGGTTACAGTGTGGCCATGAGCCTGGATGAACGTTGGATGTATATTGGTGCACCCGGAGTGAACAAGGTATACGCCTATGGTCGTGTGGATTGGGAAAATCAAGTTCTTAACTTGTATGGCGATGGCGAAACCACAGTGTATGGCATCAGCAGCATGATACAAATTGACACTGCCACACAACTAGAAGTTCTAGTGGGCGGTGCAGAGCAAGTATTAAATGTTGATTACACAGTTGACAATGCATTTACCAACGTTACATTTTTTACAGCGCCGACCGAAGGCGACGCATTGCAAATCAAACGCACCAGTCGCAAGCTCCTGGACTACGGCACATATTATGGTGTGACACAAACCAGCACCAGTGGCAGTGGAGTCAATGCTGAATTTACCATCATTCGTCAACGCAACGAAGTTGGTCAAGGCAATGCACCTGCTGCCACAGTGGGCTTGGTAGCAGTCAGCAGCGCAGGCTCGAGTTATGCTGTGGGCAACACTGTGACATTTGCCTACACCAAATTTGGTGGAGCATTGGTCAATGGCAGCATTGTGTTGACCATCACCAGTGTGAATGGGTCTGGTGGTATCACAGGATTTTCAACTTTTTACAATCCCTCAGTGTTAACTACTGTGTTTAGTTTGAATGAGTATTTCTTCACTGCCACTAACATCTACAGCTTCTCAGTCTTGGTTGATGAAGTTCTACAGCGTCCCAACATTGATTACACATTTGATTCTGGGACACAAGATTTGACTTTTGTCAACAGTCCAGCTAGAGGATCCAGTATTCTCATACGTGCTGAAGGATATTTTGAATATGTAGACACGCTCACTGATCCAACATTGGGAGTCACGGATCAGTTTGGTTACTCAGTTAGCACCAGCACAGATGGACGTCAAGTCATAATTGGCACACCGTACAGCACACAAGATGGCGAAGTTGCTGCTGGGTCTGTGTATGTGTTTGATCGCAATGTGCAAAAATTTATCTACGGAACTGATCCCAGCAGTGTGAGTTTTGCACTACTGGGTTCTGTCACTGAACCAGTCAGTGTGTTGGTAAATGGCACATTCTTGATCAATGAAGAAAATTCTGTATTAGACGCTGCCAACACATTCACAGTGTCAGGACCCACTGTCACAATCAATGCTGATTTGATGGTAGGCGATATTATTGAAATTGAAACCAATCAATTTACACAAGTACAAAAAATTACACAAAGTACAGCCGAACCCGCAGCTCATTTTGGACAAGCTGTTGATCTTTGCAGTTATAATTGTAGTTTGTATGCTGGCGCACCCAACAGCAGTGTGCAAGAATTTCATGGAGGTATTGTAGAACGCAACGTCAATCAAAGTCGTGCATTTGGTATCATCACAGCCACTGTGGCCAATCCTGTGTTGACCAGTACAGGTAACACACTTCGTGTTAATGACATTGATGTTGCGGTCCCTGCCAGCCCCAATAATACCGTTGCTGGCCTGGCCGAAGCCATCAATGCCGCGGTGCCCAATGTTGAAGCCACAGTCAGTGTTGCAGGTTACCTGACCATAGCAGTTAAAAATTCAGCAGCCGCAGCAGTGGGTAACAAACTACAGGTTGCACCAGGCAGTGCGGGAGGGGAAGTTACTTTTACTGAGCTTGGATTTGAAACTTTTGTCTACACACAAACAATTTTGAGTCCTTATCCACAGACTTATGCACAATTTGGCGCCAGCCTCAGCATTGATGATTCAGCAGTGAATCTAGTGGTTGGTTCACCAAACGGCACCATGTATATTCCCACAGACTTTGACAATTATACAGCATTGTGGGATGCAGGCGCAACAGAATTTTTTGACCTGCTGTTCCAAAGCGGAACTGTTTACACTTACGATTTGTTACCAAGTTCATCCAGCTCTGTCAGCAACCCTGACAAGTTTGTGTTTGGTCAGCAAATTGTCAATACTGATATTGCACCGTATGACCAATACGGCACTTCTGTAAGTTATGTCAGTGGTGTGTTGTTGTCAGGTGCGCCAGGCAACGAGCGTGACGACAGCACAATGAGCGCCAACTATGGCCGTGTGTTTGTGAGTGAAAACCCCAACCGTGTGCCAGCTTGGACAGTGCTGACAGTAGAACAACCTGTGGTAGATATCAGACTGTTGAATTCTGTGTATGCTTACGACAGAATCACTTCTGCCACAGCTGAGTATTTTGATTTCTTTAACCCACTACAAGGAAAAATCCTTGGCGCAGCTCGACAGAATCTAGATTACATTGGTGGACTTGATCCAGCCAGTTACAACGTGGGTCCAGTGAACATTAGAGGAACTACCTGGGGCTCAGCACATGTGGGCGAAACTTGGTGGGATACCAGCACTGTGAGATTCATTGACCCCAATCAAGATGACATTGTGTATGCCAGCCGTCGTTGGGGACAGCTATTCCCTGGCAGCACAGTGGATGTGTATCAATGGATTGTGAGTGACGTTGCGCCAGCAAACTATGTTGGACCAGGTATTCCCCACAACACATTGAGCTATGCAATCAACACTGTGTTAACACAAACTGGCACATTTGTAACAGAGTATTATTTCTGGGTTCGTGGATTGACCACAACTGCCACACAAAAAGGCAAAACTTTACCAATCAGCACAGTGGCCAATTACATCGAAGATCCTCGAGCCAGCGGTATTGCGTATGTTGCTCCTATCAATGCCAGCACCATTGCACTTTACAATGCAGCTGATTACATTGTGGCACAAGACACCATTCTCAGTATTGAATTTGATCGCGAAGCCACTGACAGCAATGTTCACGTTGAATACGAATTGGTGCCACAAGACAAAGCAGATGGTTGGATCAGCAGCAACTTGTATCGCAAATTACAAGACAGCTTTTGTGGAGTCGACACATCGGGCAACCTAGTGCCTGACGTTAACCTTGGACCAGCAGAACGCTACGGAGTGCAATTTCGTCCACGTCAAAGCATGTTCATTGACAGATATGCTGCACTGAAAAATTATCTCACAAGAGCAAACACTGTGCTTGCAAGATATCCTGTGACTGAAAATCGCACGTTTATTTTGCTCAACAGTCAAGAGCCTGAACCCAGTGCATCTTCTGGTGAATGGAACAAACGTGTGGCCAATCTTGAAATCTTGGGCTTCCAGGACATTTATGCAGTGCCTGTGGGCTACAAGTATCTGGTAGATTCAGACAGTAGAAATCGCGGACTTTGGACCATTTACACAGTAGGCACCACGTCAACCTCAGCTGGAGTTATCAGATCACTCACTCTGACTCGAGTGCAAAACTATGACACTCGTCAGTATTGGAGTTATGTTGACTGGTATCTACCAGGCTACAACACCAGCTCACAGATTATTACCACTGTGCCAAATTACGCTGGACTTGGATTCTTGGACTTGCCAGTTGGTAGCAGTGTCAAAGTTCTTGCAAACACACAAAACAAGTATGAAATTTATATTCGTACACTGACTGGATGGGATCGTGTTGGATTGCAAGATGGCACCATTGAATTTTCTGCAACACTATGGGATTATGCATTGGGACGATTTGGATATGACGTAGAAGTGTTTGATGCACAGTATTTTGATCAGGAACCCGTGATTGAAACACGCAAGATCATACAAGCCATCAATGAAGAATTGTTTGTTGATGATTTGTTAATTGAACGCAATCGCAGTTTGACATTGATGTTTAACTTCGTGCTCAGCGAATTCTCAGCACCTGGATGGTTGATCAAAACCAGCTTGATTGATGTTGAGCATAGAATTCGTAGCTTGCTTCCATATCAAAACTACACACAAGACAACCAAGAGTTTGTGTTGGATTACATCCAAGAAGTCAAACCTTATCATGTTCAAGTCAAAGAATTTAATTTGATCTACAACGGCTTCAATGAGTGGTTTGGTGACATGACTGACTTTGATTTGCCAGCATACTACAACTCCAGTTTGGAGGTTCCACAATATACCAGTCCCATATTGTTGCCTTACAATCATGGCAACGCAGTGGGATCAACATCCAACAAATTGAGTGATTTGCCCAGCGACTCTACTGTGTGGGCTAGTTGGCCATACAATCAATGGTTTGGCAATTACACGTTGAGTGTTGACAGTGTGGCAGTGGTTGCTGGCGGAACAGGGTATACAACACCACCAACCGTGGTATTCACAGGCAATGCTATTGTTCCGGCTCAAGCAGTTACAGTGCTAAACAGTCAAGGCGAAGTGGTTGCAGTGAATGTAACTTACGCAGGCAGCGGTTACACTGCCACTCCTACAGTCACAATTGAAGGCGGCGGCGGCGCTGGGTCAGGCGCTGTGGTATATCCTAGAATGACCGGCCAGGGTATTGGCCAAGATTATAGCACACAAACACCAGGCCCAGTGCAGAACTACAATCTAGCACGTTCTCTGCGCACAGTGATGAAATATGACCGTTGCCAATACCAAACTTCTGTGCAAACTTGGAGTTCAAACGGCACATATGAGAATGGCACCTTGGTGCGTTACGATGATCGTGTTTGGTCAGCTTCCAGCTCTGACGGCAGCAGTGCTGTGGTCGGACCAACATTTGACATTGAAAATTGGACTTTGGTTAATGCAGCCACATACACCTATCCAGGGTCTCTGTATCCCACTGGGTTGACTGGTGTTGACCGTACCATGGGTTTGTATGTGCCTGGAGTAAACGAACCAGGACTTCAATTGCCATTGCTGGTGGACGGTATTGATTATCCTGGCACACAAGTCTGGGGCGATTATTTTGCTGGCAACATCACTTTGGATGCCAACTACCAGAGCCAATTTGCAGACATCTATCTTGGCACACGCTACAGCGACATCAATGTTGATGGCGGCGAGTTTATTGGTCCATACGAAGGGCATGCTCCTGAAGAGTTGGTCAATGGCAGTGAATATGACACACTAGATCTGCGTGTTTACACTCGCCCAGGTGCTGACTGGACTGTTGACGGCCACGGATTCCAAATAAAACAAATCAACTACATATACCATCCAGCAATTACCAATGTATACAGTTGGGCTGGAATCGTTAATGCTCCTGTGCAAGTATTGGTTGCCAATCTCTCCACTGGATACAAACTAGTGCAAGACCACGATTATGTGGTGGATTACAATGTTCAAAACATCACAATACTTGGCGGTGTAAGTGCTGAACAAATTATCAATATAGCAGTGTTTGAGCTGGGAGGCGGTAATCAATTGTATCGCGGATCTTACCAGGGACAAGATATTGTTGCTACTGATAATTCTACTATTATACCAGTCAACTACAAAGAAATTGTGGAATTTGCAGTGTTCCAGAACGGTCAACCTACTGCGCAACCTACATATCGTCCTTACAGCGAATCTATTGAATGGAATCTTAACAATTCATACTCTGCATTGGATATAGTATACAATGACAACTTGGTCACATGTACTTCTACAAATTCAACATACAGCACTATCACCTGTAACGATGCCAGTGCCTTGGTAGAAGGCCAGCCCATTGTGTTCTCAGGCACAGTGTTTGGTGGTATAGTTGCTGGCACAACATATTATGTGTTGAGCGTTCCAAATGCCACACAATTCTTTATTACCAGTGTTGCTGGTTCTACCACAGCATTGACATTGACTGATGCGTCAGGTTCAATGACTGGGACTCCAACTGGCACATACTATCGTGCTATACAATCAGTCATCCCGGGCATATTCTTGAACAACACCACATATTGGTTGCCGTTTGTGCCAACATTGAATACCAAAGTGACATTTGCCACTGAAATTGCAGCAACTGATGGAGTATCTTTAACTGCCATGGGCATTGCAACGGCATTTTCAATAACCAACACCACAGTTACCACAAATGCAATTACCTTGCAAGGTAGCACCAGTGGACTGAGTGTGGGACAACAAGTTTCGTTCTCAGGCAACAGCCTGGGTGGCATTGAAGCTGGTGTTGTTTACTATGTGTTGAGCATCGTCAACGGCAACAGCTTTACTGTTGAAGCCACGCTAGGTTCAGGCATTGCTGTGACATTGATAACTGATGCTGCTGTCTGGACTGGAGAACTGACAGCTAAATTTGTTCCAACAAACTACACCAGCTGGAGCACACCAATTGTTCAAACATTTGTGGTAGACAACAACACATACACCACAAAAACATTTATTCTAACCAATAGTTTGGAAGGAACCAATCCTGCAAATCTCATTGTGCTACAAAATGGTTTGAGATTGCAGCCTCCACAAGGCATCGAATGGATTGGCGATGACAGCAGTGTCAGTTTTGGGTTGCCACAACGCGGCGGCTACGATCAAAACATTATTAATCCTCCATCAGATATCTCTGTGTGGGTAGACAATGTATTACAAGTGCAAAGCGTTGGCGCCATTGTTGGTGATTACAGTGTCACAGCCTGGGATGGCAGCAATGTGCCAGGACGACAAGTGGTGTTCAACACAGCACCGGCCGCTGGTGCAAGAATTTTGATATCAGTCAGCACTGTAGCAGATTATAACGTATCAGGCGACCAACTGCAAGTTATTCCAAACATCAACATTGGTGACTATATCACTGTCATCACCTGGAATGATACTGCGGAACAAAATATATTGACTTTGGTATTTAACGGGCCGGTGCAAACTGGTTTGACCATCAATGAACCATATGACAGCACCAACTATGACAGTGGTTCTGTAGACTATGCTCCTGGAGCATATGACTATACCATTGGCACAGCAGTGGCCGTAAATGATTTTGATTTGCAACGCACTGGAGTGAGTGCCAACAGACTATGGGTAACATTGAATGGTTATCAGTTGTTTGAAGGGTCAGATTTCACAGTAGACGGACAATACTTGATACTGGCATCTGGGGCAATCCCAGTTGGGGCAATTTTGGCGGTTACAGAATTTACAGAAAGCATTGTGCCTGAAGCTGTGGCGTTCCGTATATTCCAAGACATGCGTGGAGTTCAAGCAACTTACAGAATGACTCCCGCAACCACCACTGTGCTGACTCAGTCATTGAGCACCACAGCAGACACAATATATGTTGACAATGCCAGCAACTTGACTGAACCCAATCTGCCAGATGGTATTTTTGGTATTATCACTGTTGACAGCGAGCGTATCATGTATCGTTACAGAGATACTGCTTTGAACACAGTAAGTGGTTTGCAACGCGGCACCGCTGGCACAGCCATATCCGCCCACGCAATTGGTTCTATTGTTTACGATATTGGTTCAGGCAATTTGCTGACATCAGCTTATCAAGATTACATAGTTAAAGATACCACCTTGGGCGATGGCACAACCACTGTGTTTTATGCTCCAAACATAGACATCAGCGACTTCAGTGATTCAAGCACAACTTATGTAGAAAGTATTGAAGTTTATGTGGGCGGCATACGCCAATACAACTACAGCGAAACCAGTGCTGATTCACAATATCGTTACATCGTAACTGACTTTGGTCCATTGGCAATTGAGTTTGTCACTGACGGCACTTACCAAGCTCCTGCAGCCGGTGTTGAAGTCACTATTCTGCAACGCCGAGGAAAGAGTTGGTATCAACCAGGTATCAACACTGCCAGCGATGGCGTAGCACTGCAAGAAACTGACACCGTAGCCGCAAGGTTTTTGTGTGACAGATAACACGGATAAATAAAAGACCATGTCAAATACAGCACCAAAACAGTCAACTGAGACTCAACAAAAAGAGGCACAGCCCCGTCGTCCCAATGAAACAGGCACAATCAGCGTTCAGGCCCACATGAGAATTTTTGATCCAAAAACACAAAAAACTTACGTGGAGGGAAGAGCATGATCATTCAGCCTGGACTGTGCAAAATTGAGGGATTTGTCAAAATACACGATCCCAACACTGGTGAAGTTCTTGTGGACAAAAAGAACGCAATCCATTACGAAAACATCAGTTTGGCCATGGCTCAGACCCTGAGCAATCGTGACATAGGATACATTTATTTGATGGCATTTGGCAATGGTGGCAGCTCAGTAGATCCCACAGGGGTTATCACATATTTGCCCCCGAATACCACAGGGCAAAACGCTGACTTGTATAACCAAACTTATGC